ATGACCCTATGTGGGGGATCTCCAGAGCTGCCAATATGTTGAGTAGTTTCTGGTCAGGGAAGCAAGACGGCGATACACAACTTCCTACTCCACCGCCAGTACCTGACCACTCGGAGCCAGACGTAAATCAGGATCCTAACCCTGTAAGTGAAGAGGAGTTGAGTGATAATTCCCCTACCAATGACGACAGGGCCGACGATTCCACTACCGAAGATACTACTACCGAAGGAAAAGTTGGAGCGGATGATTGTAAGGAAGACAGGTGTTTCGTTATAGTTGCCAACGATGAGCCGGCCTTTTACATGGATACTCGTCAGAGTGCTCGAGACAAGATGAGAGAGCTAGCAAATCGGTTATGCAGTGGATATGCCGACTATAATGTCTACATCGAATCACCATCTCTTGACGAGATACACGTGGTCGGTAACCATCGTTACTTCGTGATCTCACACACCCGTATACTAGATAGACTTCGTGTCCAAGAGGTACCTAAATTCACCGATCTATCTTTCACGATCTATCTTGCTAAGAATCTATTGCGAACAGTCTATGGAGTTTGGTAGCCTTCATCTTAGTTTTCCCAGACCCACTAGGGGGTCTGGGAAGTGCTGACACCGGGATTCGAACCCGGGAGAACTTTCGTTCATGGGGTCTTAAGTCCCAGGCCTAATACCAACTCACTCATCTGGTGAATGAGCTCACGAATCATTTTTTATCTATATAGGATAGCTTTAATACAAATACACTCCGTACAACCTGCGACGTATGATTCCGATAATCCCGATTATCCAGAATATTACAACCCCTGCCACCACCGCGAGAGTCAGACTATAATTATCTATACCTTCATCCATAATGTTAACCATATTGATCAAGATATAGAAAAGTCCTGCACCGGTTCCTCCTATTACTCCGGTACCGGTGCAGACAAATGCACGGTAGGCAGTGTTCTCGCACAGTGGGTCAGCCTCTGGGAGCGCTATAAACTCCCGGCATAAAGGACAGTCTACGCCCACGACTATAATACCTTCTTTCTCCTTCATGGTTCGTGGAACTTTATGAATACAGCCGTCACAATACTTATGATGGCATGGTGTCTCGTATGTATCTTGGCATACCTCTAGGCAAATAGCACAGATATGGTCATCTTCATCCATTTATTACTACTATTGAGCTTGATTCTCTAAATCAAATGGCTTATGGTTCTAGTCACTATTAACGTACCGAAGATACTTGTAGGCCTGCAGCTGACAGATCACGTCACACAGATCGTCCTTCTTACGACTTTCTTGAATCTGAGATATCGTCTCTATGTCTCCACGCTCTCCGATGATGATCAGTGCACGAGCTATACACCATTTTTTTCTGGCCGGTTTGTCTATAGCTTTATAGCGCTTCTTACCTGTTTTGGTTACCTTCTCTATCTTGGTGGCTCCCAACACCTGAGTCTTGTGGTAAGCAGGGAACTCCTCGATCGTTTTCTTTCCGTATTTAATAGCAAAATATGACCAACAATGTTGACCGAGTTTAAGAGCCATAGTATTATGCCTCTTTCCAAAACTCATCTGTTTCTCTATAACGAAAGCGTCGCACTGTTCCCAGAACTCTTCGTAGTCATCTAGGACTTCTATCATATTGTAGAGCACCTTGGGATCCAGGTATTGTCGCTTGTCAGAGCCTATCGTGAGATCTACGTTCTCCAATAGGATCTTTTTCCCTACAGAGCAGACCTTGTCTAGGGTAGGCTGAAACTTACTGGTAGGGGTTCCACATGCTTTGTATCGATGAGACTTAGAGACGTCTTTGCACGCTCTGAGCTTAGATACATCTACTTCCTCTATGTAAAAACTAAAGTTTTTCTTCCCTATATCAAAACTAGCTAGCCATACGATATCACTGTTGGACTTACTCATCTTTAGCTCTTACTCGAACATGTTTAAATCTAACTTATCTAGATATATATAAAAAATGAAGTTCCTAAATCAGAAGGAAAAGGTAGCACTGGTGATCATGGTCACCTTGACCTTACTCAGCGTGACAATTAGTGTCTATTTAGCACTTACTCAGACGTATACCAACATTAAGACTTGTATTAATAATAAACTCTATGTGGTGAACACCGGTGGTGAAGTTGACAAGAATTTCAAAGAGAAATACGAAGGTCTGAAAAATAAGATCGGTGACTTCGAAGTGGTGGCCTACAACCCACCCATGCAGTCAGGTAATCTCACTCCCGCTGACTGGAACCAGATTGCCCGGGATTTATCAGAGATGTACAATAAGTACGACGCCTTTGTTCTCATGGTTTCTCACGATACTATACCCTATACGGCATCGGCTCTGTCTTTTATGATGGAAAACCTGGGTAAGCCTATAGTCTTGTCGGACGGAGACTTATCGGACGCACTGGTGGCAGCATCCCAAACCAATATCCCCGAAGTAATGATAGCGTCCAACGGGGACTTACTACGAGGGTGCAGAACAGTTGCTAACTCAGACCAAGGTTTCTGGTCTCCGAACTACCCTCCTTTGAATGAAGCCTATGGGATGCCTCCTCCCAAAGAAGAGTTTCAACCGAAGCTAGTGAATCCTGATAATAAGATAGCGGTGGTCAAAATGTATCCAGGTATGGACGCTAACGACCTTGTCCCTTATTTGAACACGAAGGGTCTACAAGGAATTATACTAGAACTGTGGGGAGAGGGAGGAGGACCAACCTCTCCGGAGTTTCTTAAGGTAATTACCGAGCTGGCTAAGAAAGGTGTGGTCATTGTCGCTGTTTCTCAGTACGATCGCGTTGGAGGAGGATACGAGACCGATATTCGCCTTCTCGAGGCAGGAGTATTGTCAGGATATGACATGACAACTCCGGCTGCGTATGCAAAGTTAGCCTTCTTGTTAGGCAATGTGGAAGAGAAAAAGCTCATTGGACAACTCATGGAGATCAATTTTCGCGGAGAAATGTCCCTAAATAATGTCCCTATACAATAAATGACCTGTTCCATCTATAAAGTTGATCTAATTGCCGAGAGGAGATACCCCGTCGCTAGTCTCATTAAACATACCGATATGAGTCGGTGGCTCAAAGCCAATGGTGACCCAGAATACATATACGAGATCTGGAAGACTAGAGGTATTCATTCCCGGTGGCAATGGAAGGACAAAAAAGGAAAAGTGGGGAAGAATGGCTACGCCCCGCAAGATGATCTATTATTTCGATAATAACAGATACAGAAAAAGATGGCATGGTAGTATAAATGACACGTGAAACCTTTACACGAAAACGTCCTCGTACGTCGGAAGAGCTCATACTATTGATAAGTTATCTATCTCTCGTAGGCATATGGTTCGCCATCCCTAGTGTAAATCTACTACTGAACAGAGATAAGCGATGGCCAGTGGCAGCGGCTATATTAGGTTCCTTAGTCCTCGTCTTGTTTATCGCGTACTTCACCCAATGGAAAGTCCTTTTTCCACGCTCTGCAACTGAGAATCCCCCCACCTCTGCTTAAAGCTGTGTTAGTCTTACTAAAAAATGGGACAACCGCTAGATATTATACTGTTTGGCCGAAGAGTATTGGTGGAGGATATACAGGTATATACTATACGGAGCTACAGCGGTCGTTCTACTCGAGGTAATGGGTAACCTATTCTAGACATCTCTTTTTTTTTGCTATTTGCGTACCAAAGAGTCCGTGATGATAAAGATTGGCAGCTGTCCAACCCTCTTCTGTATATAGATTACGTAATCTTGCTTTCAACATTGAACTTAGTACGTTATTTTCACGAACCATGGTCTTGTTCGCTATCATTGTATCCAAGACGCTTGTGTAGAGCTCATATTTCTCTTCAGGACTTCGTACATCGTCTAGAGCTGATAAGAAAGAAGCATAGTCTATAACCATTGCTACTCTCCTTCCCAGGTTCGTGTCCGACCGAGTAGTTGGTTTGACATTCATGATGCGTCCTCGGCACTGCGGGCATTCTACAGACCAAGGAGTGAAAATGATCACCTTATCAGATGTAATAGCAGTACGGACTCCGGTCGCGCTCCGGATATATTGCCCCCAACATTTACTATGAGCATAACACTCGCAACGAGAACAGACTTTTCTGCAAGATTCATTTAGGCACACAAAGCAATTAGGCATTTATTTCTATTAGAAATAAATTACTAGACTACTTTTCGTGAAGGACAAGCTTTGGTGCGGATAGTGTTTGGATCTCCTTAATCATCTTGGTGCGTATCTTCCAACGAAATTTGTACTGAGCCATCGTAAATCCGGCTCTAAACGCTTTCTCGTCTTTGAACGCTACGTCAAGTACTTGGTCTAGTGGATTAACCAAAGCCTTGAGATAGTACATGTAGTCGATTCGAATGATATCTCTATGCCTGGACATGTATTCAGCGCTCTCAATCTTCTCGTACTGCTTAGCCGTGTGTTTATCGGGATTCGTGACTATATACTCAAGTCTTGTTCCTGGATCCACTCGCTTGCCTCGTCTCCTCATACGCTCAGCTAGCTGCACCTGTGCTGGAAGACATAGGAGATAGAAGTCTTGCGGCGTCTCGGCTTTTTTCTTCTTCATCTGCTCTTCTCTCTCGGCCTTGTCCCTGGACAATAGCGGCACTGTATAGTCACCTACCAATGCTTTTCCAGGTTTCTCTTTTATTGGCTGAGCTATCAACCCTCCGTGATTACCTATTGACTTAGTAATAACAAAGTCTGTGTAGGGTTTACTTCCAGAACACATTTCGTTGATCTGGTCCAGTACAAAACACAAAATCTTCGAACTGTCTTGATGGGATGCTATCATACTCACTACCCCCTCGTAGACATCTCTGACGAACTTACTGTTATCTCTACGAGCTAAGAGTACACCTTTCTTTCCTATCTTCTTGTCAACGACACCATCTCGTAGACACTTTCTATACATGTAGCGCTTCTTCGACAAGATTAAGAAGAACGCATAGATTTCCTCCTCGAACTCAAGCTGGATCGGATCCGGAAATAGCGCGGAGATCTTGTCAGCTACATCGATAGCGTAATCCCAGGTCTCAGCAGCGCTCTTGAGATGAGGAAACTGGATGTAGTTACTGTTATGAACTACCATCTCTCCAATACCAGCCGCAAAATGGTGATTAGCCGTCTCTATATCATAGATATAATCAAACTCGTTAGTATAATCATCTATCTTCTTTACAGCATTTGATTCATACCTAAACTTCTTGCTTGGTGTAGACCCAGTAATCTTATAAATATCTGGCTTATCACCTCTAGTATTAATACTCACTTTGTACCCAAGACTTCTCATCACAAAAAACATACCCGCTGTTCCTATTTCTCCTTTATTAGTTATAGTCAAAGCTGGATCTTTCTTACTACCATCTCCTGCGTAATAACCCATGAAAAATGCTTCTCGAATCTTATACGGGGCATTTAAAATAATATCAGGAACGATCTTATATTTTTTATCATTGTAGAATAGCTTTCTATACTTTTCAACCAACTTTTTAATTGTGCCACGGTGCTCTTTCTTACGAGACTTCTGCTTAGGTACTAATTTATTTGCCTTTGTAGATTTCATCGTATCCAATATTTTATAATCCAAAGAAGGTTCATACGTAGTCAGAATATCTAGACATCTTTCCAAAAGAAGATTATCACCCTTGGTAATTGTCCATGTGTTTCTAATACCATTTTTCTGTTTATAAGATCCACATGAACCATCAGCGAAAAATACACCCCAGACAAACGCTAAAGAAGCTGATAGACCTTCGTAAACAGCATCAGAGATTACATAATCTCTAATCTTTTCAGCCGTAAGCCTATTAGGATATACAGGTTCTGGAGGAGTATCATCTGGTACTGGTAATTTTCTCTGACACAATTTATCACCAA